GGCTTGCTTATTAACTGCGTTCTTCTTTCTCTTTCTTGTTCTCGTTCTTTTTGTAAATTTTCGAAATCTTGTTCTTCTTGTATTCTACTTGTTTCTTGTTCATACAATGCTGGTGTCTGAGTTCTAAATTCAGTTCTATATTTATCAATATTTTTATTAATAAAATCTTTTAATGTCTTTGGTCTTTGGGCTTCAAACTGTCCCATAAAAAAATCTTTTGCGCCAAAATCTACCATTTTTGCAGTAATTTCTTCTCCTGGCCTTTGGGTTACAGTATATTCATCTCTAATTCGTTGCAATTGAGGAGCAATAAATTGTAAAAATTCTGGACTATCCCCATATGCAGCTTGAAGATCTCTCAACAATTCTTCGTCACCAAAAGGTTCGGGAGCTCGTTCTACAAATGATGGCATACCTTTAAAAAATGATGGGGCAGCTGGTGGTTTACTTTCATCTAGTCCTGCTTTCATTTGTGCAAATGGATCATCTTGATTTATTTCGTCAATAGCTTTTTGTGCAGCTTGTACATTAGCATCAAAATAAGTTGTTGGAACACTTTCAGGATTATCAGGATCAGAAATAGTTTGACCACCTATAGTAATTTTTGTTCCTGGAACAAAAGAATAAGCTCCATCTTGCCAACTTTGTTTTTGTGCTATAGTTCCACTTGGAGTAAGTGCATAAACTTTCATAAAATTACTAAGAACTTCTTCTTGAGATTCTGTTGTAAATGGATTGGAAGTATAATAACTAGACATTAATTGTGCTAATTGATCTACAGCTTTGTTAGTTCCAGTTATTTCATCAACAATATTTTGTGGAGTTGTAGTACTGACTCCAAATGAACTTAACGCCAATGATTTTAATGCATCTGTATTAGCGGCAATTTTTTCATTTTTAGCTTGTAAAATTAAATTGTTTAAATAATTTGGATTAAATTGATTATCTAATTCGTCAAAAGTTTTCATCTCAGAAAAACTTCTATTCCATTCAGTTCTTACTTCTGCTGGAATATCTTCAGGAAGCAGTCCGTTTATATTTAATCTATGTGTCGAATATGATGTAGGATTATTTTTAGCATATTTAAGGTGCTCTGCCTTTTGTAACTCTTCAAATTCAGATGGTTGATACTCCGATACACCATAACTAGCAAAAGGATCACCACCTCGTTGTCTTGTCAGCATATTGTTGAACTTTAAAAATGTTTTTTCTGCTATTTCATTAGGAGTGGCATCTGTACGTCTAAGACCATTTCGATAATCTTCTAATTTAGTTGCTATTGTATTTTTTAAGTTATTTTTAATAGCTTGAGTAATGTTATTATCACTTCTAAAATACTTGCCTGCTACTCTATCTATTGCTTTATTTAAATCTGTATCTTCGTTCCATAAATTAAAATCTTTTTCTAATCTTAATGCTTGATTCTCTCTACTGCGAGCCTGGTCACTTATAGGAAATAATCTTGCGATACCTGTCCCATTTAATTTATCATCTTCTGTAATTGCTCTTAATGTTGATTGATTCCATTTTTCAAAACTTTGAATGGTATCATCTTCAGTAATTTTTTTTAATCTTTCAGAATCTGTATAGTTAAGATTTTCTCCTAATGCTAAAGCTTCTAGTTCTAAATCTGTTAAATCCTCTGTAGGTTTATTTTTTAATTTTTTTAAATTTATTGTTGTGTCATATAACTCTTGTGTGATCCAACCTTGATCTTTCATTTCTCGTAACGTAGTGTTTGTTCTTGTTTCTTTAAATAAAACATTAGGATTTTGAGAACCTTGTCTCAAAATAAAATTATATTCTTCTGATAAAATATCAGACATAATACTTCCTGCTAAAGTTTGATCTTCTCCAGCACCATAATAATCATAAGTAGCACTTTTAGGTGCAGTTAATTTAGAATGAATTGCTATTATTATAGCTTCGTCCCACTGATCTTTTTCTGTACTATTTTGCATATCAGCTGCTTGTATAAATCTAGGATCTTGCACAATACGATAATATAGTTCATTTATATATCTTTGAGTTTGATCTGGAGTCCATTGTATTTGTGCTTTAGCTTCTGCTTCTCGTCTTGCTACATACTCGTTTCTAAGAAACTCATCTTGATGATCAATAGCATATGTGTCTTCTCCAATACCTAATATTTCTTTTAAATCTGTATGAAGTTGACCCCATACAGTACCTTTTCCTGTACCTATATCCGTAGGATCAACAGATATATCACCAAATGTAAGAATTAAAGAGCCTTGGTTATTTAATAGAGTAAAATCTCCTATTTTTTTTGGTTTTTTTGGAGGGGCCATTTATAAAATACCCCAATTTTCTGGATCAATACGTGCTGATTTAAAGAATTCTTGAATTGGGTTTTTAGGTTTAGGTAAGTATTGATTTTTAAATGCATCTACTTGTTCTTTGTAACGAGTTTGTGCTATAGCTAATGGATCATTTAATAAATCTGTATCTTTTTTAGCCATTAATCTACCCTCTGTCCAGATGGCATTGGTCTACCACCACCTGTACCTGTTGCTAGTTGTGATCCCAATAAATCTAAGCCACCCATTCCTTCTGGAAATACTGACTCTCTGCCTTCTCCTGTTGCCATTCTAGCACCTTGTACATTTCTTTCACCTGGCCTTTGTAATTGTGCTTGACCTGGCAAATATTGTGTGCCAAGTTGATTAGCTGGAGATGGAGCATCAGCTGCGGCTGCTCGTTGTTGTTCTAATTCGACAGCTTGTGCAACTTCTTGTGCTTGTTGTTCTCTAGCAGCTTCAAGTAATTTTTCAGCAGCTTGTTGATTTTGTTCTTCAAGAGGATTAGTTATTCCAACTCTTATCTGTGCTTCGTACAAACTGATAAGCCCATTGCCACCATTCCATAATCTAAGTGCCAATAGTGCTTCACGCTCTCGTTCTTCTGGAGCTTCTGCTTTAAGTGTGACAGAATTTTCATAAAAGTCTCTAATATCATCTGGAGATATAGCTTGGTCAAACTCGTGTACTGTGCTTCGTGCATGTACTGTAACTTTGCCTTGAGCTTTATTTACAATAAGTTTTAAGAACCTTTGGTTAGCATCTTCCATGCCACGAGCCATTGCATCAGCAAACTTACCAAATACAAGTCTACCTGTACCTGCCAATACTGATAATGCAAATCCTGTAGATACACCAGATGGTCGCATACCTCTAACAACATTAGGAAATGTAGCTTCCTCAATCATTGTTTGTACCATACCAAGCTGTTGTAGTATTTCTTGTGGTGGCATTGCAAGTGGAGATGCTTGAATATTTACATTAGGTCTTACCCAGTTCTTAGATGCAAACAATTCGTATTCATCCATTGTTGCTTCTGCTGATGATGCAGGCCCATAGAAGTCAATTGTTCTCCATGCGTATTGCCTGAGTATTGCTTCATACTGTGTTAACAATCTTGCTTCAGAGTCTAATAAATTATGTACTGGTTTTAATATACCCTGGTATTTTCTTTCAGGTTCGCCAGTATTGTAATCCATAGATGCTGCTGGTTGTATTTTTATATATGGGTTAAATCCATAACCATGTTTATGTGGCCCCCATACCCATTCTCCATCTGCCATTCTGCCGTGCCATGTGTCATCCCAATATTCCATAAACATAACTGTTTCAGATGAAGGCATCATTGGTTGCCATTCTGGATACATCATTTGTATATCGCTACAAGACGAATCGTAATATTCTATTGCCCACTTCATACCTGTTCGAGATTCATCCCATATTATATGTCTTGGGCTAACAGCATCTAATACAAATGGAAAAGATATATCTCGTTTATCTAAATGATCTTGCAATGCTTCTTTATATTCTGCTTCATTTTTATAATCTTCTACACGTGGAGCATCTGGCCATTTGTCTCCATCCCACCATGCTTTCATAAATGCAACGCCATATTGTATAGAATGTTTTACAACAGTTCTTTTAGTATGTTCTGGTATATGCATCCATACACCTTGTAAAAATTTCTGTATTCTTTCTGCTCTATTTTTAGCTCTAGGTGATGGAGCAGGTACAAATATTGCAGGGTTATTTACATCAACGTGATCTGTTGCAACATTTACAATTGCGTGTGGAGTTGCGGGTCGAACTGGATCAATTGGCATATCGTCTGGTATTGGTACAGGTCTTTCTCCAAAATAAAATTCATCTTCTTCATCGCATTGAGAATGAAATACTTCAAAGTGATCTTTGTATGTAGAGAAAAGTTGTACTACTTCGTCTGCTGTAGGTGCAGATGAATCATATTCCTGATCTCCCATAACCAAAGGTTTGCCTGTATTATAATCTATCATTACCATTATAGATCAACTCCTGACTTATCCCATCGTTCTTCAACTCTGGCAAGTCTTCTTTCTTTCATTATTTTTTCACCTGGACTCATGCCACCCATACCGTATCCGGAATTAGCTTCAATTTGTGTTGGCATATATCTTTTACCAAACCCTCTTTTTCTTATACGTGAACTTTGAGGTTCATTACAAGCTGACAATGCTAAACCTAACGCAAAAACTTCATCGTCATGCTCACCTGCTGGGGCTTGAGCTTTAAAGTTTCCATTAGACATTCTAATATGTTGAAATGCTCTAAGTTGTCTCAACAATATAGGTATTGCTGGAAATGTTATTGTCTTATGTTCCATTGCTACAGTCAATGATGCAAGCATTTGTTCTCTTATATTTTTCTGTAATGATACTCCTTCTACTGGCATATTATACGTCATAAGGTCTTCGACCATTGCACGACCCATACCAGTGGCATCTGCCATAATTCTTTGAAGTCCCCATTCTTCACTGATTGCAGCTATGTGTTGTTGTACTTGAGCCCATGACTGGCTATCCCAAAGTTTATGATATACAACTCTACGTTCATCTGCATCCATAACAATAAGTACAGTAAAGTCTCGGCTAACACCTAAGTCTAAACCTCCTACATAACTTTTGCCTGGAAGTGGGGCTTCTAACAAATCTCCTTGTATGCAATCTTCTATATTAGGAAAGAAACCTGCTGATAGTGAATAATCTGCAAGATACATTCTTCGCCATGCTGACTCTGGCATTACTTCTTTATCACCTTCTACTTCTATAACATCTTCATCATTAAGAAGTGGGTTTTGATATACAGTGTAATGAAAGTATCTGTGGTTTTTATGTGCACCTCTTTGGGCTGCAGCACATCCACGTCTAAACCAATGTTCTGGGTATAGTGATGGAATACCTTCATATACAGCTTTGCCCATACGACCAGCTTGGCGTAGGGTGGGTCGTAGCTTTTCTGCAGCCGCATTTGGTATGTCTTGGGATTCTGATACCCACAAAAAATCTAATCCAACTGTTTGTAGAGATTGTGCATTGTCAGCAGACTTTAATTCAATGAGTCCCCATACTTCTTCTGTGGCACCATTGAGTGTAATAGTCATATTAGCTTGATTAGTTTCTCTAATCCATGATGGGTCTAGTAGCTGTAGCATTTCATTCCATGCCTGTCTACCTTGAACGTATGAAGGTGCAACTACCCATGCGTGAAAACCTGGTGGTACAAGTTGGTATTTATTAATATGTTCTATAGGTCTATCAAGAGATTCGTAATACGCAGCTTCTAGTTCTCCAAGAGCACAACGTGATTTGCCCCATCGTCTAGCTGCCTCTATCCATTTTTCTTTTGCATGTAATGTATGAACTTCAATCTGACCTTCATGAGGAGAGTATCTTGTCCTTAGCAATTGAGTCATCTTTTAATTGTCCTTTGGGTGTTCTTCTATCAGGAAGAACAGCTCCAGGTTTCATATCATCTGCTGTAATAGGTCGTATTTTAGGTTTTATTTTTCCTCTACCTGCTCCTGTTGTTACGCCCTCTTCATCAGGCAAAGAATGTATTTGTTTTATAACTGCTAATCTTTTTTCTACTGTTAATTCAGGATCGTTAAGCATTTGTACTAGATGCCATTTTGCTACACGTTTAAGTTCATTGTTAGGTAGTTCATCTACCCCTACAGATTTTTGTCGTACGTTTTGGCATGCATATTTAAAGTTGGTATCTCTGTTTACCCATTTTGTTAACCATGATTGGCTTCTACCTATATATGCTAATGCTCCAGTATCTTTTGCATGGAATTGTCTAACCCATAAAAAAGATTTCATTTCAGAACTAAAATTATCCCAACCATCTATTTGAGAACCATAACCTTGATTTTTTGCAGCTGATGCAATTGTGGCTGCTATCAGACCTGGATGTATATCTTCTGCTAATTTACGTGCCATTAGTATCCCGGAGGAAGTTGTTGCTGTTGTGCCATTTGTCTTGTCGTAAGTTGTTGTCCTCCAGGTTTTGGAGGTGTAGACCTTTGAGCAAAGTTAGCAAACTGTTGTGGATTCATTACAGGTGCTTGTGCCTGTGGTATGTCCACACCACGCATCATTTGTCCTGCTTGAGACATTGCCTGACCTTGTGCTTGACCTTGTGCTTGTAATACTCCCATTGTTCTTTGAAACAAATCTCTTAAAAGGTTGTTTTGAGATTCTCGTGTCATAGGTGGTGTATTTCCAGGCATGTTCATATTTTTTAGGAACAATTCTTGGAGTTGCCTTATTAAATTATAAGCATCAACGGTTGGAGTAAAATCTGGCATAGGAGCTGAAGGTTGAGGTGGCATAGGAGCTGAAGGTTGAGGTTGTCTAGGTTGTTGTATGTAATTAGGTGAATGTCCTGGTACGTGTGGCATTATCTCATACCCCTTTTCTTTTTTCTCTTATCAAGAAGTTTTTTTAAGGTCTGTAATTTAGGAGGTCTTCCTCGTTTTGATCCGTATGTCCCTTTTCCACTTGGCATTGCTACCTCCTTTTTGGCTATCATATTTAAAATACACTATCTTCGTAAACTATGTCAATTTAAACAAAGAAAAGTTTTCACACTTTCAAAAGAAATCCCCTTCCCCTCTTTCCCCCCTATAGTCCCCCCTTTCTCCCTTCCCCTTAGACCAGGATCTTCATGTCTTT